GATGCAGCAGTAAAAGTTGCAAGACTTTTCAAGCCCGGAAAGGCTAGGATACTCACACTTCCCAATGGGTTTAAAGACCCTAACGATATGCTTAAGTCTAATAGACATAAGGATTTCGTTGAAGCTTGGTGGTCTGCTAAAGTTTATACACCATCCGGTGTTATCAATGTTACAGAGCAACGTGATAAGTTTCACAATCGTGAGAAGAAAAAAAGCATTCCTTATCCTTATGAAGGACTCAATAAAAAGCTATATGGCTTGAGACAAGGTGAGCTTGTAACTCTTACAGGTGGAACAGGACTTGGTAAGTCTAGTGTAACCAGAGAACTAGAGCATTGGCTTGTGAAACAAACACAAGACAACGTAGGTATCATAGCATTAGAAGAAGATTGGAGACGTACCATTGATGGTATACTTTCTATTGAAGCTAACGCTAGGTTATACATTGACCAAGAACGTGAGAAGTTTTCTAAAGAGGAACTTGATAAGATGTTTGACATCTTGTACGATGGTGAGAATAAAAACAGAGTATGGGTTCATTCCCACTTTGGCACCAACGACATTGATGATATCTTTACCAAGCTTCGCTTTATGATTATTGGTTGCGACTGTAAGTGGGTGGTAGTAGATCACTTGCACATGCTAGTCAGTGCTGTTCACGAGGGTGATGAGAGACGAGCTATTGATACGATTATGACTAGGCTTAGAAGTTTAGTTGAAGAGACAGGTGCAGGGATTATTCTTGTATCACATCTTAGACGTGTCGATGGTAACAAAGGACACGAGAATGGAATTGAAGTAAGTCTCTCTCATCTACGTGGCTCTAATAGTATTGGACAACTATCCGATTGTGTTATTGCATTGGAACGTAATCAACAATCAGAAGACCCCGATGAAGCTAGGACTACAAGACTACGTGTACTTAAATCAAGATACACAGGTGATGTAGGGATGGCAGCTAGGGTGATATATGATTCAGAAACAGGTAGACTATCTGAACTAACTAACGAAGACATAGAGTTTGATAACTCTGGTGAAGAGGGATTCTAATGGATTTAGTATTTGATATAGAGACTGATGATATCCATGCCACAAAAGTATGGTGTATCGTTGCCCAGAATCCTGACTCAGGTGAGATATTTAAGTTCCCACCTAACAAGTTAGAAGAAGGGTATCAGTTTCTTACCACAGCAGATAGGCTGATTGGTCACAACATTATTGGATTTGATATACCAATGGTAGAAAAGTTTGGAGGAGTTAATCTCAGTGATAAAGATATCATTGATACTTTAGTTTTATCCAGACTGTTTAATCCAACACGTGATGGTGGTCACAGCCTTGAGACTTGGGGTTACAAGTTAGGCTATCCTAAGATTGAGTTTGAAGATTATCTTAATTACTCTACTGATATGTTAAACTATTGTGTACGGGATGTACAGTTAAACACTAGGGTACTACAAGAACTTCGTAAAGAATCAAAAGGTTTTTCACCTCAATCAATTGAGATTGAACAAGGTGTTGCTAAGATTATGAAACAGCAAGAACAAGATGGTTTTGATTTTGATATGCAATCAGCACTTGGTTTGTTAGCAGAGCTAAGAGAAAAGAAACAACTGATTGAATCAGAGGTACACGAAACTTTTAAACCTAAATGGGTAGACACAAAAGAAGTTATACCTTACATAAAGAAAGATGGTAACCTATCTAAGCGTGGACTAACTGATGATGAGTATCAACGTTGTTTAGATACCAACAACTTCAATCCTTTTATGAGACAAACTTTACAAGAGTTTAATCTTGGTTCTCGTAAACAGATTGGAGAATATCTTATAGACTTTGGTTGGAAGCCAGATAGATTTACACCTACCGGTCAACCTATTGTAGATGAGAAAACATTATCCAAGATAACTCACATACACGAAGCAAAACTTATAGCAGATTTTTTATTACTGCAAAAGCGTATAGCTCAAATTGATTCGTGGGTAGAAGCTGTTAAGGATGATGGTAGAATACATGGATTTGTTATTCCTAATGGTACTATTACCGGAAGAATGACACACAGAAACCCCAACGTTGCACAGGTTCCATCTGTTCACAGTCCTTATGGCAAAGAATGTCGAGCCTGTTGGACTGTACCAGAAGGACATAGCCTTGTAGGTGTAGATGCAAGTGGATTAGAGCTACGTATGTTAGCACATTATATGAATGATGAGGAGTATATAAATGAGATTATTAATGGAGACATTCACACGACTAACCAAAACTTTGCTGGACTTAAATCAAGAGATCAGGCTAAAACTTTCATCTACGCACTCGTTTACGGAGCAGGAGATGAAAAGATTGGAAGCATCATTAAAGGAAGCAGAGCAGACGGTAAGAAGTTGCGAGAACGCTTTCTTAGTAGTCTCCCAACATACAAGTCTCTTAAGGAACGAGTTGACAGAGCAGCTTCAAAAAATTTCCTCAAAGGATTAGATGGTAGGAAGTTGTACATAAGAAACAAACACTCAGCTTTGAACACATTGCTTCAAGGTGCCGGTGCTATTCTTATGAAGAAAGCTTTATGTATTTTATCTAGTAGGCTTAAGCTTAGTGGAACACCACATAAGTTTGTCGCAAACATTCACGATGAATGTCAGATAGAAGTCTTATCTTGTAGAGCAAACAAGGTAGGACAAATGGCTGTTGAATCTATCATAGAAGCAGGTGAACATTTTGATCTACGTTGTCCTATGGATGGCGAATTTAAAGTAGGAGGTAATTGGAGTGAGACACACTAAACAACAAGAATTATTTGAAACAAAGACATGTAGGATTTGTAAAGAAGAAAAACCATTATCTAATTTTTACTTACGTAAAGATACTAAAACACCATCCTATAGAACAGAATGTAATTCTTGTCTTAGAATTATAAAAGGACAAACAACGATTGGTTCTAATGAACATGTTAGATGTTTGTTAAGAGAATGTAAAACAAGATCA